TGGGAAGAAAGGGCACTGAACACTGCTAGCGGTTCACCTGGAAACTCTCAGATTATTAGTTTGGGTTTGCGGAATCGTAGTCGCTCTGCATCTGGTTGGATTGACTCGCAGAAACAGGAATTGTCTGGACCTGATGGCGGGCCAATTAGGGTAGAGGCGACGACGATTGATGTTGGCGATCTTACGCCTGAGCAGCGTGACGCATTGCGTGCTGTGATGGTAGCGGCTAAGGCGAAGAAGTGAGCGCAACTCTTGTCCGTGTTGGCGGGCTTGTTCTTGATGCTGACAAGGTTCTAATCGACTTAGATAAGGCAGAGGCAGCAGAGAGCCTTGTTGCGTTCATTCGTATGGCTTGGTCTATAGTCGAGCCCGGCCAGCCATACACGCATGGTTGGCACATTGACGCTATTTGTGATCATCTTGAGGCAATTACTGATGGTCATGAATTAGCCGACGGGACGCTATACAATCGCCTGCTTGTGAACGTGCCTCCTGGCACGATGAAGTCTCTTATCACTAATGTGTTCTGGCCCGCGTGGGAGTGGGGACCGTGCAACTTGCCGCACTTGCGCTATGTTTGCGCGGCGCACAAGGTTGAGAATCTTTCTGCGCGTGATAGCCGACGCATGCGGCAGCTTATCACGTCTGAGTGGTATCAGGCTCGATGGGGCGATCTTGTTAAGCTGGCCAAAGATCAGAATGAGAAGCTGAACTTCGTCAATAGCGTTGGTGGCTTCCGTATTGCTACGGCGATCACCAGCCTGACAGGTATCAGGGGCGACAGAGTCATTATTGATGATCCACATTCTGTGGATTCGGCAGCTTCTGAAACACAGCGACAAACAGAAGTCACGACATTTCTTGAGGCTATTCCAACTCGTTTGAATGATCCTATTCGGTCTTCAATTGTCATCATCATGCAGCGTCTGCACGAGGAAGACGTGAGCGGCGTCATCTTGGATAAGCAGCTTGGATACGATCACCTCATGCTGCCGATGGAATTCGACCCGGCTCGTGCGTTCCCGACCAAATTGGGGTTTGTGGATCCGCGCTCGGAGGCCGGCGAGTTGCTGTTCCCTGCGCGGTTCCCTGCTGAGGTGGTCACTCGCGACAAGCGTGTCATGGGACCATACGCCACAGCCGGCCAGTTCCAGCAGGAGCCTACGCCGCGTGGTGGTGGCGTCATCAAGCGGGAGTGGTGGCGCCTCTACGAGGCTAGCGTGTTCCCGCCCATGGAGTATGTGGTGGCCGCCCTGGACACGGCCTACACGATCAAGGCCGAGAACGACTTTAGCGCCCTGACCGTCTGGGGGTTGTTCTCCGGCGCCCAGGCGCAGCGCATCGACGCCTACGCCACGCGAGGGGGCCAGAGGCGCGACACGCAGGACGCCATGAACATGTTCGATCAGGCCGCCCAGGTGCTGCACAAGGGGCCTGAAGGGCCTCGCGGCGACCAGCCCAGGCTCATGCTCATGGACGGATGGCAGGAGCGTCTGGAGCTACACGACCTAGTTGAAAAGGTGGCCAAAAGCTGCCGCCGGCTTAAGGTTGACCTGCTCCTGATCGAGAACAAGGCAGCCGGCCATAGCGTCGCGCAAGAGATTCGCCGCCTATACAGTCACGAAGATTGGGGTGTCCAAATGTATGACCCCAAAACACTAGACAAGCTTGCTCGCCTATACAGCATACAGCATCTCTTCGCAGAGGGTATTATCTACGCGCCTGATCGCGCCTTTGCTGACATGGTAATTCAACAAGTGTCTGTGTTCCCTAAGGGCAAGAACGACGATATTGTTGACACCGTCTCTATGGCTGTAAAGCACTTCCGCGACCGTGGTTTGCTTGTCCGTGAGCCTGAATGGCAAGCAGAGATGCAAGAATCTATGCGCCATCAATCGCCGGTTACATCTTCAATTTACGAGGTCTAATGACAAATGAGCGAAAAGCCTGACGTGTATATTAGCCTGATCCGGGGAACTGATGGCGGTGGCCCAGGTCTAAATTTATATGAGATTGAGGTCGTCGGTCAGGAACCTCTTGACTATGTCAAGATTTATACCCTATCAGCCAAGAGTGATACAATTGCTTGCCAAGAGGCTTTGCGACGGTTTGCAATCGACGTGAAGCGCCTGGAGGCCGAAAGCAAAGGGTAGTCGATGCCACTCGTCCCCGGTTTGAGCCCGTCTCTGCGGCAGCCCGCCCCGCCTCAAGCTGAAATGCTGGAGGGCGACATCATGGTGGAGGTCGCGGAGGACGCGCCAGACCAGGGCATGACCGACGCCAAGGGCAACATCTTGTCGATTGAGCATGGCGACGGCAGCGTCACCGTCTCTATCGACGGTAGCCCCCTGGAGAGCGCGGCATCGCGTGGCCCGCGTGGGTGGTTCGACAACCTCGTCGACGACATTGAGACCGTGGAACTGTCGCGCATTGCCGACGACCTCGTCCGTAGCATCGAGGCTGACATCGACAGCCGCAAGGACTGGGTGGAGGACCGCGCCAATGGCGTGCGATTGCTTGGCCTCAAGCTGGACATTCCCGGCCTTGGCGGCAGCGCAGACGGCGCGCCAGTCGAAGGCATCAGCCGCGTTCGTCACCCTCTGCTGCTGGAGGCAGTCCTGCGCTTCCAGGCCAATGCCCGCGCCGAACTCCTCCCGACTGACGGGCCGATCAAGATCAGGAACGACGACAACAACTCTACGGCCGCTGATGACCGTATGGCCGACGCCCTTGAGCGTGACCTCAATCACTACCTGACCGTGACTGCCAGCGAATACTACCCTGACACCGACCGCATGCTGCTGATGCTTGGCTTTGGCGGAACGCAGTTTAAGAAGGTGTATTACTGCCCTCTACGCAATCGCCCCGTGAGCGAAACCGTAGACGCCAACGATTTGATCGTAAACAATACCGCCACTGATCTTGCAAACGCCAAGCGTATTACGCATCGTGTTCATATGAAGCCTAGCACAGTTAAGCGCCTGCAAATCCTTGGTGTTTATCAAGACATCAGCCTTAGCACGCCCAGCGCATCCAAAACAAACTCACTAGACTTGGAAAAGAAAGAGGTCGAAGGCATTAGTATTGACGCCCATCGCCCAGAGGATCGTGACCGCGAAATCTACGAGTGCTACTGCGAACTTGATATCCTTGGCTTTGAACACAAGCACAAGGGTAAACAGAGTGGGCTTGAGATTCCTTATCGTGTGACGATTGATGTATCGTCCAAGAACATTCTTTCTATCACCAGGAACTACGACAAAGACCAAAGCGAACTGCCCGAAGCCAAGGAGACGTTCGTCAAGTATACTTTCATTCCTGGTTTTGGCTTTTACGATATTGGTCTACTGCATATTCTGGGCAACACTACAAACGCCATCACAGCCGCGTGGCGTGAACTGCTTGACGCCGGCATGTATGCCAACTTCCCCGGCTTCCTGATGTCGGATGTTGGCGCCCGCCAGAACACCAACATCTTCCGCGTGCCGCCGGGTGGTGGTGCGTTGGTCAAGACGGGCGGGTTGCCGATCAATCAGGCCATCATGCCGTTGCCTTACAAAGACCCGTCGCCTGCACTGATGTCGCTGGTTGAAAACATCGCCCAGACCGGGCAGCGCCTTGGCGGCGTGTCCGAGATGCAGACGGGCGAGGGGCGTCCTGATGCGCCGGTCGGCACGACGCTTGCCATGATCGAGCAGGCCGCCAAGATTCTGAACAGCGTTCACAAGCGCATGCACGCCGCCCAGGCGCAGGAGTTCCGGTTACTTATTAAGTGCTTCCGAGACAATCCTGAGAGTTTCTGGCAGAGGAATAGGGCGCCGGCTTACCCGTGGGATGAGCAGGTTTTTCTGCAAGCCCTTAATAACTATGAGTTGACGCCGCAGGCCGATCCCAACACCGCATCGCATGCGCAGCGCCTTATGAAGATCATGGCGCTGAAGCAGCTACAGGCCGCACAGCCGGGCCTCTACGACCCGATTGCCGTCGACACTGCGGCTCTCCAGGCGATTGGCTGGAGTAACCCGTCGCAGTTCATGGCGCCGGCAAATGCGCAGGGTGCGCCTCCGCCTGAGATGATGAAGATGCAGGCCGACGCCAAGGCAAAGGACATCACGGCTCAGGCGCGCATGCTGGACGCCCAGACGAAGGCACAGAAGACGCAGGCCGACATTCAGATGGGCATGCAGAAGCTGACGACCGACGCGCACCTGGGTGTGGCCAAGGCGCAGCTTGACGCGCACAAGGTCGAGACCGACGCTAGCATTGCCGGCGAGCAGGTCGACGCTCAGTTGGACGACAAACTGGCCAAGGAACGCATCCAGCTTGTGGACCTCGCCCAGAACCTCGCGGTGCATCCCTACAGCGCCGCCCTGGTAGAGCCTCTGGTGCGTCCGTCGTTCGAGAGTGTGCAGACCCGTCAGGCTGCCCTGGACGCCTCCAGGCGACGCCCTCTGCCCGGCTTGGGCAACCCTCGCACCCCCGGAGGCGTGCAGTGACCACTGACCCCAAGAAGGCCGCCCGTGCGGCTCTCTACGTTGCCCGCAAGACGTTTGCCGATGGGGGTGATGCGGATGATTCAGGTGTAACCGCGTATCATGGGTCTTTTTCCCCTGACATTAAAAAATTTGATAAATCAAAACTGAGGCAACGATTTAATAACGCCGCGTCGCGCCATGGCGCGTGGTTATCAACGAACCCGGAAGATGCTGATTTTTACGGCCCGCATATTTACCAAACAAAATTGCATGGTAATTTTAAACAACTTCCAAGCATGGAAGAACTGGGAAACAAAGTAAAAAATAAACTAAGTCAAATTTCAATGAATCAAAACGTAAACTATAAAACAAGTCAACAAGCGGAAAGAATGCTTGATTTTTACAATACCACTCAAGACCCCAGGCTTTATACGGGGGCTGCTTCAGCAGCTATTAACAAAGCAAAGCGAGAAGGATATGACGGGGCTGTTCTTAAAGGCGGCGAGGCCGTTCAAGAAAACTCTCCTCCCGGTGATAATTACGTTGTATTTCGCCCCGAAACTCTTGACTTGCGGCGCTTAAAAGCATCCGGCGGTATGGTAACTGACCCCAAGAAGGCCGCCCGTGCGGCGCTCTACGTGGCCCGAAAGACGTTTGCTGCCGGTGGAGACGTCACCGACAACCCTAACTTCCAAACATGGTTTGGCGACAGCGTGCTGCATGATAATGGTGTGCCTCGCACATATTATACCGGAACGTCAAAAGATAAGGATTTTACTTCATTCAATGTCGGTCGACATGGGGCTTGGTTTACGACTGATCCAAAGGAAGCCAGCCAATATGCCATGGAAAATGATAGTCAAGGGCATGTATGGGAAGGTGGTGGATACAAACGAACCAACACTGCAAGCCGCGTTATTCCAGCACATTTGAAGGCATCAAACCCTTATACTGGTGATCGCCCGCAGCGCATTTCTAATTCTCAAAACTACAAAAAGGCTCAGTCTGACTGGTTTGATCAGCTGCGTGCGGCGGGACATGACGCTTGGGTTCCTGCATCCATGAACGGCAATCTTGCCGTCATGCTGAAGCATCCGACGCAAATTAAATCTGCCATCGGGAATAATGGTAATTTTGACCCGAAGTCTCCCCATATTGCCAAAGCAACCGGCGGCGCTACTGACGACGACGCCTTCACCGCCTACCACGGCACGCCGCATGAGTTTGAGCCGGAGCCTGATTCGCCTTACGGTCGATTCCGTGATACCGCTATCGGGTCTGGCGAAGGTGCGCAAGCATATGGGTATGGTCATTATCTGGCGGGGAACGAAGGAATAGCAAAAGGGTATCAGGATAGGTTAGCTAAAACTTCTGATAAATTTACACGTCCTAGTGAACGAATTAAAATTGAAGGAAAAAATTTAAATGAATTAATGCCGAACGCATCTCCAACTGTGTTGTCATTGATAAGTGGATCATTAGAAGCCCACCAAGGTGATTTAAAATCTACTCATAAAACTCTTTCTGAAAGAGGAAGTGGGTTAAGCTCTATTGCAGCAAAAGAGCTAGAACCTCATTTAAACAAAGAAGTATTATATCAACCTCCATATAAGGGCCACCTTCTCGAAACTCGCGTCCGCGCCAAGCCAGAGCATTTTTTGGACTGGGATAAGCCGCTGAGTGAACAGCATCCGCATGTGCAAAGTGCAATAAAAAGTTTTTTTTTAGAGGAAGTGCCTTTAAAAAATAAATATTCAGAAACTTTAAAGGGAAGTGATTATTATAATCATATGGTTTCTGCTGCGGGAAGTATTGCACATAAACAAAAACTTACAAATGCTGGTATACCTGAAAGAATGCCGGGGGGAACTCATCAAAAGCTGTCTTATTATTTAAGTTCCATTGGCATTCCCGGCATCCGCTATCTAGACGCCAGCAGCCGTGGTCCCACTGGCGCCCCAACCCACAATTACGTTGTCTTTGATCCAAAGAACATTGACATCGTAAAGCGATACGCCCAGGGCGGAGAAGTCTACAGCAATCACGCCCCGAGGCACACGATGCAATCTCCTGCCGTTGCAGAACTAAAGCACCTCCTGACGACGCATCGCGATGAACTGCGCCGCATGAAGGGAAAAACGCAATATGCGGCCATTGACGCCATCATGAAGCGCATCAGCCGTGAGCATGGCATCGCGCCGAGCAAGCTGCATGATAATTGGATGTCCGTCTATCATCAGACGCCTGATGCGTGGGTGGCGGGCGATCACGGCAGTGTTGTCGACCGCGCCCTCAAGATGACGAGCCGTGGTGGTTATGCGCTTGGTGGCGCTCCTGCCGGGTTTGCCGCTACCACTGGCGCCCCCATCAACTTCGCCCCGGCTGCCGGCGCCTTCACTGGCCTGCCGTCGCCTGGATCGCTGAACCTCGCCCCGTCCAAGGCGACTATGGCGGCTATATTGGCGTCGCGCCCCACCACCCGCATGGGGTCAGGTGAGCCGGTGAAGTTTTCGCCCTACGTGCCCGCGTCCATCTCCGCGCCGACGTTCAATGCGTCCTCCTACAATCTTCCTAAAAACGAGGTCTCCGAGGGAGGGCAGGGTGGCAGTGGGGACCGTTGGCACCCTAATGGCGGTGGGGCTCCGACGGGCGGCACCGCCGAGATAGCAGCCGCTGCCGCTGCCGCTGCCGGCCCCCTTGGCGGTGGTTATGGTGATAGTGATGCTGATAGTGCCGCCCGTGGCGGTCGCATCCATCGTGCAGACGGGGGTGAGGCGGGGTATAAAGAAACTCCATTCCAACACATTGAAAAACGCGCTCCTGGCTGGGGAGCTTCATGGACCCCTTTGCACGAAGTTAGCCAAAAATTAGGTGGCATCAAAAAAATATCTGAATCTGCCGCAAATTACGGCGACTTTATGAATGTTATGGCGCACAAAGCTAAAAATGACCAATTGTCGCCGCGAGATTTGATTAAATCTTATTTAATGACTGTTTCTAGCCAAGGGAGGCAAGCGGTTAACCCTCAAACTATTTTGAAAAATTGGCCGGACTATCCAGGGCCAATTCATGATAAAATTCGCCCCGAGGGAGCTATGGGGGAATGGCTTCTTTCGCCAATTGGGAAGCGTTACTTAGATGCTGCGGAGCAAGGAATAGTTGACCATGGCGCAATTTCACATGCCCTTAAATCATTTGGAGGATTTGGAAAAATAAATAACGCCGAAGGAAAAGCATTACCCTGGGCCGCTCAATCTTTGGTGCCACACACTAAAATTGTATCCGACATGATTGCTGCTAGTCTTGAAGGCCGTCATTCGGCCGAGGATTGGCGAAGCTGGGTAAAGAACAATATTCATGGCGTTGGTTTTGCTAAATCGGGATTTTGGGGCTCAATGCTTGGCAGAGGGGATCAAAGTGTTCCCGATGCTCGCCAGTTAGTTCTTCACACTCCCAATAAAAATGATGAAGCTACTTCTCTAATTGGCGTTGGGGAAGGTGTTCCGGCATCCCAACGCGAAGGCGAGGCAATGCAACGCATCATTGATCGTCAAAATGCTTTAGGTCTATCTATTCCTAAGGAATTGTCCCCGCATTATCAGGCGTTGGCTCATCATACAATTTGGGACGCCGCTGGAGGCACAGATACAACACACCAGGACGTAATCAACGCAATGAAACATGCCGCATCTGGCGGCGCGATTGATGGAGATAATGAGCATCCTGTTGCTATGATCTTTAAGGCTTTAGGAATGCCTGGATTAGAAAGCGGCGGCGAACAGACGATGCATCAAGTGGGCGACGCCCGCATCCATCGTGCAGACGGTAAAAAGAATATGTTTCGACGCGGCGGTTCCGTCGTTGACCACGCCCTGTCCCTCACTCGTCACACCGCGCTGCACGGCATGCAGCCCAAGCGGGGACGCCCGTAATCTCTGTGGAGACTTCTGCCAATGTCTGAGCATGCCAAGTCCGCGCGAGCGGCGATGAAGGCGAAGGCCAAGCGTATGGGTGACGCAGGCGACCCGAAGGCGCAAGTTGACGCCTCCTCGTGGACGCCGCCGGAGATGGTGAATAGCGGCGCCAAGACTGGCATGCGCCCCATCTCCAAGCGCGCCTTCAAGCGTGGTGGCAAGGTGCTGCATGTCGAGGGTGAAAAGGCGCACCAGCACGCCGGTCGCAAGCCGCGTGGCGCCGGTAACAAGGCGCTGACGCCCAGCAACTACATCAACCGCAACCAGAAGGAAGCCAACGAGGAACGGTCTGGTGGCGATGCGCATGTTGGTGGCTACAAGCACGGCGGCGCGCCTAAGCACATTGGTCGCAGGTTTCACAAGGAAAGTGGCGGGAGCGCCGATAATTCTGCTTTCTTCGAAAACGACCGCCGGACCATGTCGGACTATGTGGCCACTCCTGCCCCTAATACTCCCCCGAGGCGCGGAGGCGCGCCGCTTACCGAGCCCGCTTATGGCCTGGGCGCTCGTCCGCGTATCGCGCCGCGTCGCCCCGCTGGGCCGTCTGCCGACGACCTGAATGCCCGGCAGTTGGGCGCCTTGGCGCGCCAGCGTATGGAAGACGAAAGCGCCCGCATGCCAACTCCAGCGCCGCGTGCTACTGCGTCTGCACCCGACCGCAATGCCGGCTTGTATATGCCTGATGGCGGCGGCGGCGGGATGAAGAAGGGCGGCAAGGTGCACGGCGGCGCGCCTAAGCACGACGACATTGTTGCCGACCGCGCCCTTGTTCGGAAGATGGTCAAGAGCGGCGCGCTGACCGGCAAGAAGCATGGTGGCGAAACGGGCGCCCACAAGTCCGCGCGTATGCACAAGGCGGATGGCGGTGAAATCTTCGATGAGCGGGATATGCCGATGCCTCCGGCGCGTCGCATGCCTCGCTACAGTGAAGATGCAGTTCCGCCCCCTTCTCGTCGCAAGTCGATGAAGGCGCGTGAAGCCGACATGATCCGCGAACTCCTGTATGGCCGGGCTCATGGCGGTGAAGTCTCGTCCATGCGCAAGCATCGCGAGGACGGCGGCGGCGCGGGTGGCGGAAACGTGCATGAGCCGGGCGATCTGATTTATGGCCGTTCAATGCCGGTGCCTGCGCGCCAAACTTCGGTCACGCGGCCTTCGGAAGAGCCTGATGTGGCCGGTTTCCGCGCACTTCAGCGTGCGGCTGCCAAGCGCAAGGACGGCGGCAAGGCCGACCATGGCGAATGCTCTGGCGGCAGGATGGGCAAGGCCGAAGGTGGCAAGATTGGCGACATCGGCGGCGAGCGTCCGCATGGTGGTCGCGTCGCGCGTCGTAGCGGCGGGAAGGTTGGCAAGGGCAAGACGAACGTCAACATCATCATCTCGACCGGTCGTCCTGCCATTGATGGGGCGGCGGGGCAGTCTGGCGTGTTGGGTGGCATGGGTGGCCCTGGTGCCGCCCCTGCCGTCATGCCTCGTCAGGCCCCTGTGATGCCTCCTGCGGCTGCACCGATGCCGATGCCCCCGATGGGTGGCGGCATGCCGATGCCTCCCCCGCAGATGCCTCCTCCGGGGCCGATGATGGGGCGCAAGGCTGGTGGCCGCGTCTATCGCACCTACAAGGACATGGACGCTGGCGCTGGTAGCGGCCTCGGTCGTCTGGAGAAGACGGAGATTGAACGTCGGAAGTAGTCACCACTTCTTCCGATTTAAGTTACCGTAGCGGGCGCCTATAGCTGCGGTAAGAGACGGGGGTATTGCCCCTCCCAATGCCTCCGTCTCGACCGCAAGCTCTTGAAAGATCATCACATGCTCACATTTAACAAAAAAATGGCTGAACAATTCAAGAAATTGGTTGACGAGCGTGTGAACGCTCTTAAAGATGACATGGCAGCCGGTCATTTGTCGTTGGAGGACTACAAAAAGACAGCGGGACGTATTCAGGGTCTCATTGAGTCGCTTTCTATAATTGATGAGGCTGATTTTATATGCGAAAGAATGTAACAGTGGAGGTTTTTTGTGACGCTTATGCTAATGCAACACGACGTTGATCCTAAGAAGAAGCTCAAGGGCGACGTTGGAGATTTAAGTAAGGTTGAAATTTTCAACAATCAGGTTCTTGTTGGGGTTTATATCCGCCCTTCTAAGACAAAGAGCGGTATCTATCTTACCGATCAAACCACAAATGAGGATAAGTATCAGGGTAAGATTGGTCTTGTCCTCAAAAAGGGTGCAACTGCTTTTGTTGACCCGGAAAATCAGTGGTTTTCAGACGTTCAAATCAATGAAGGTGATTGGGTTTTGTTCCGCCCCTCTGATGGCTGGAGCGTAACTATCAATGGCGTTCTTTGCCGCATCATTGACGATCATGCTATTCGCGGGCGCGTCGATCAGCCCGATCAAGTTTGGTGAGGGCTAGATTATGTCAGGAAGCAAGGAAGAGCTTGATATTGTTGTTGAGCCCGCCGATCCCGTAGCTCAAGAGCCTGAAATCAAGGTCGAGAAGGCGGAGGAGAAGCCTCGTCCGGTTATCGCGCCGGAAGATGGCATTGAGACGCTGCGGCGGCAGCTTGAGGCGGAGAAGCGCCTTCGCCTGGATGCCGAGCATCGCGCCAATGAGGCCGCCCAGCAGGCGCATAGCGCCCGTGGCGAGGTTGAGGATAGCAATCTTCATCTCATCAACAACGCCATTGGCACCCTGCGGCGTGAGAACGACATCCTGAAAGGGAATTACCGGGCGGCAATGGCGTCTGGTGATTTTGACTCGGCTGCCGATATCCAGGAAGGTATGGCTTCCAACGCTGCCAAGCTCCTCCAGTTGGAGAATGGCAAGGCCAGCATGGAGGCAGCCCCCAGGCGCGAGCCTCCGCCGGTTTATCAGGCGCCCTCCGATCCCGTCGAAGCCTTTGCGGCAACGCTTTCCCCGCGTTCCGCTGATTGGGTTAGGCGCCACCCTGAGTGCGTCCACGATCCGCGTCTAACTCGGAAGATGATCGCGGCGCATAATCTGGTCGATGCAGACGGCATCAAGGCTGATACCGACGAGTATTTTTCAGCTATTGAAAGCATTATGGGCATTTCGTCGCAGCGATATGAAGCCCCGGCTGAATCTCCCATGTCTGGCGCGTCATCCGGCGCGCAACGCCAGTCAATGCCGCCGGCTGCACCTGTCAGTCGAAGTGGAACTGCCGCTGGAACGCGCTCCAATGTCGTCAGATTGACGCCAGAACAGCGTGAAATGGCCCAAATGATGGGCATGTCGGATACTGAATACGCCAAAAACCTTGTGGAACTCCGCAAGGCTGGCAAAATTCATTAGGAGAAATGAAATGAGCGGTTATTCGCCCCAGCGCCCCGGTCGTCCTAGCCTTCGGCCGTCTGTAATCAGTATTGACAGCGACGTTCCTCTTGAAGCGCCAAATGATATTGCTGCCATCACCAGGGTAGTGAATGAATTGGATCAAGGCATTGACCCGGAGCCTGCTGCGCAGCCTGTTCCGCGTCGTCCAGAACAGCGCCCTGCCCTTCGCCCCGAAAACTCGCGTGAACTTGCTGCCAAGCGAGCCGCCGAGATTATGGGCGCCATCGGTGGTAGCGTTGATGAAGGAAGCGACAAGTTCTATGTCGACCACAGGATTGTTCCTGACGGTTGGGACTACAACTGGAAGCGCAAGACCGTCTATGGCATGGAAGACCCGGCCTATCAGGTGTCTCTGGCGCGCACTGGATGGGAGCCTGTGCCTACGGAACGTCATCCGACCATGATGCCGACCGGCAATTACCCTGTCATTGAACGTGATGGCATGGTGTTGATGGCTCGCCCGAAGGTTATCAGCGAGCGATTTGAAAACGCTGAGAAGAAGAAGGCTCGCGATCAGGTCAAGATTAGGGAGCAATCTCTCAATCAGAGCCCTGATGGACAATTTGGCCGCGACCATCGCGAAGTTCAGGCTAAAATCAAGAAGGGCTATGAAGCCATCCCGATCCCTAATGATTGAAAATGTGTAGAGGGGTGTAAAAACCCCTTTACTTCTGCCTTTTTCTGTCTATAGGTCATGACGCTCCTCCCCCCGGCGTGGGAGGCTTTCTGATCCCCCCGGTTTAAGTCGCCTCGGTGTGCGACAGCAAACCAGCACAGAGGAGCAATCCCATGCCGAATACTTCGGCTCCCTTTGGTTTCCTTCAGTATTACGGTGGCGCCGGTGGCGTGCCGACCTTTG